ATTTTTAGAAGTTCCTATTTTTCTTATAGGATACCCAACTTATGATGTTGAGACTGCTGCTGTATACCTCAAGAGACAGCTGGAACTCAGTGGATTTAAAGTTCTTCCGATTTCTACAATTGCATTCAATGTATCATGGTACTCTGAAAAAGAAAAACGAAAACAGCAGGCACCGAGTAGATTTGAACCAGTGCCTCCACCACCTTCTTTTTCAGATGAACAGTTTCCATCGTTAATTAATTTAAAAAAGGCTGCGAAAAGATACGCATAGTTTTTTAAGTGGTACATGTAATGGATGGTCTTACAGTTCTCGTGGAAGCTAAGAAGGAGTACCTGGCTCAACTGTGCTGTGTCATATGTCCCCACATGATTACAACTTTTGAAAATATATATAATGAAGCTAATGCAATCTCAAAAGGAAAAAAGGTTTTAGTTCAGTACCAGAAACTTTTAAAAGAAGTTCCAAATTGGAACAATCACATGATTCATCAACACGCTGAAAAAATGGCGAGTTCATGTAGTTGGTTCAATGACTTGTTAGCTGCAGTATTTGTTAGTTATGTCAAGATTCTTTCATCTGTGAGAATCAACTCTGAAACTAAAAAGATTTCTTTAAAACTTCCATCTGATGATGTCTTTATCCATGGTTGTTTCACAAATGCCGCAAAAGATCTTTACAAGGATCCATTTGTGTACCATGATGAAATGTCAGAGTATGAACGTGATGTATTATTAACTCGTCGTTTCATTACATGTATTGAAGCAACTGTCAAGGATATGATTCCAATTCAAGAGATTCTTAAAACATATATATCTCATAAAGCTGAAGGTATTGATATTGAAAATAAACCAGTTGAAGAAGATGATATTGAAGACCCAGATGTTGAAGAAGAGGTTCCACTACCATCTGAGGAAGAGGAACCCGTGCCATTGCCAGAGGTCCCAGTAGTCCCAGAAGAGGTTCGAAATATTAACATGGGTGAAGGTGCTCCACCACCACCGGTTGCACCAGTTCATCAAGAAGAGGATAACGATGTTTTGTTTCCAGATGCAAAGTAACTACTCAAACAAAAAAAGTTTGTTATATTAAATGGATATTAGTGAACATCTCAAAGATCCCATGTGGGCTGCCCTTTTTGCAGCAGTTGTTACAGCTGTATACATTCATGTTAAAAATCAAATGAATGCAGGCGAAAAACTTTCAACAAGCGCCTATGCAAGACCAGCGTGTCTTGTTGCGCTCTTGGTCTACTTTATTGTTTATAGTGGTTCCTCTCGTGAACATATTTCAGCAGAGCCGTTCTAATAGAACGAGTGCAAGCACTCGGAAAAATCAACTTAAAGCTCACACTCCTATTAATACTATAGAATGACTTCTGTTAGTACGTTTAATGATATGCTGGAGCAATTTATTAATGAGCTTGAAAATACCTTTCCAGAGGAAAAGGCTTTCAAAAAATACCATACATCCTTTGATATTATGCGAGCAGCAAATCCACGTAAATGTATTGACGCATTCATGAATGGAGCTGGTACATATTCTACGCAGATTATGCAAAAGGATGATTCTTTTTTTTCGGATTTTACAGAGTTGCCACTTGGCAAGTACTGGAATGACGAACTCTCAGTCAATACCAAGAATGCAATCTGGCAATATCTTCAGACGCTCAATATTCTTGGAATGACCATTACATCAATCCCAGCTGATATGCTCAGTATGGTTGAAGGGGCTGCAGCCAAGTGTGCCGAGAGCATGCAAGGTGGTGGCGATGAAAAGTCTATGATGTCTGGTATGTCTGGCCTATTTTCAAGTATGTCGGGTCTACTTGGAGGAGGAGGAGGTGGGGGACTGGCAGGTTTACTCGGACAAGAAAAAAACTAAAGTAGTATTATAATATGACGAGTTGGTTTGAGAAGCCCACTGAACTTTTTAGAAGTGATAAAATAACAGCATTCTGGCCAAATGATAAACAGTCTGCCGCAGAAAGAATAAATTCCAGTACACGATTTGTTTTGTACACTGCATGTATTCTTTATCTTATCAAACGTGATGTACGAATAATTGTAATGGCTGTATTGGTAATTGGCGCTCTCTTTATGTTATCAAAATCTGGTTCAATTAAAGAACCCGGTTCACCTGTTTTAGGTTCTTCGTCAGTCGGGTGTCAGAGACCTACAGCTGAAAACGCCCTTGGTAACGTTTTACAGTCTGATTATGAAGACAATCCAAACAGACCGGAGGCGTGTTGGTATCCTACAGTCAAGCCAGAAGTTGAGCAGTTTCTTGATAATACAGTCAAGTTTGGACCAGCGCGAACTCGTTCACCAGTTGCAAAGTACCAGAGAAAGGCGTTTGCAAGGCAGTTTATAACAGGTCCAGTGTCTTCAATTCCAGGCGACCAAACTGCATTTGCAGAGTGGTGTTATGGTAAAAAGTTTAGTCCACAGTGTCGCAATGATCCCAAAAACTGCGACGCAGATTACTGGGGTGCACAGACTGAAGCCTTTTCTGGTATCGATTCTTCTGGTAATGCACGAACTGGTATGTCTGGAAGGCATTAAATTTCTTTTATAATGATATATAAAAATGGCTTATCAGCTTCAACCAGGACTTCTTAATATTGACGAAACGCATTTCCCATCAAACAGTGCACATGATGTTATATCAGTGTATCCTCAACCAAGTTCACTGCATACATGTTGTCGCGCAAGCACCATGGAGTATGGAACAGCGCCATACATGGCTGGTAAAGGTGCACCCAATGGACTCATTATGCTCGATGACGAACTAAGAGCCCAAAGCACAAAACAGTTTAAAAAAGTTTTGGTTCGTACATATGAACGTGGATTCTTTCCTTTACAAGATGTTTCTCGCGCGGGTCCAGCCCCAACAATGACATGGGACCCCGGAAGTACTAGGGCTGAAAAACAAAACTTTCTATTTAAAGCTCGCTATTGCAAAGGTCCAGATGGAACACAGTGTTCTCCTTATAATTAAAATATGCTTACTGATAAAGGATGGCGGATCCACTATCTATAGCTGCAATCTTGGGAATTATTTTTGTAGGTAGAAAAATGAGTACTCAATCTGAACCTGAACAGGTTCCACCTCCCCCGCCCCCAGTAGAACAAGTTGAAGAATATGAACACGATGACACTTCACGAGATCTTATTCTCAATCATATGACAAGACCAGGACTCATATCAGAGCCTGTAAATAAAAAACAAGAAATGGGAAATTTTGGTGACATTGCATTTTCAAGTTATGTTCACGGCGAACCAAACCATGATACGACAAGCAGATACTTTGTGTCAAGCAAAATGAACAATTTACCACCAGCTGAAAAGGTTTTTGTTGGACGAGGTCTTGGTCTTGACCCAACTGTACCTGCATCCGGTGGATTTCAACAGTTGTACCGTGTGAACCCCAATAATGTTGGTGCATACAGACTGACAACTCTTCCAGGTCGTATTGCCCCTGGTGGAGATACAACAGGATGGCGCGCGGGTACCATTGGTGAAATTACACACTATGCACCATCCAAGACGGCCTATTTGCCATCAAGGAGACCAAATGCGGAGGGGCGCGCACAGGGACAAGGTGGGGCGGTTACTGCTCCAACTGGGCGTGAATCATATGAAAAGACTAAGCGTACAACAAGGCGATCAGAAACTGGTCTACGAACTGATGGTTTGGAATATGCACCAGCTAAGAGAATTGTTCCCTTTCAATCAACTTCAGATGCTCCATCTCGTAATAAAGGAGATCTCAATGCAGAACAGTTTGAACACACCAACAATCCAGCACCTGGTATCCATAGCTTTATGGGTGGTTACACAAATGACCCACTTAACAAGGCTCTCGGTGGTATGAATTCTGATAGACAACTTGACTTGGTTGGGTTTAAAGTTGATGACAAACGTGGAAAGGAGGATCGTTCAGGAAATGCAGGAAGAATGAATGTTCGTGCAAATCCGCTACAACAAGGCGGACTACTTACAGCAGTACGTTCCGATTCAGACACAGCTGACGGATACACGGGTGCCGCTGGACCAACTGGTAATTCAAAACAAAATTATATAAATGAACAGTATTACAACTTTAATGCGTTTAAGGACCAACCAGGT